CCCCTTTCCGACGGCGGGAAAACCGCGGGAGGGGGTTCAGACGAGACCGCCAGGCGCGCACACGCGCGAAAATCTCGAATCGCGCGGCGCGGGCGCAAACGACGCGGGCGCGCAAAGACGCAAACCATCTGAGGCTCTGCCGGGCGCAGTTCAGCTCGGCGGCATTGGGAACCACCGCCGGTGCCCGGAGTCATTCATCCTCCTTTTTTGACTGGACGCGGCGTTCGCGCGCTGCGTCTGGCAGAGTCTCAGAGAAAGGAAGTTATCCACATGGCGCGGGAAGACATGATCCGGCAAAACATGCAGCTTGTCGGCACGTACAACGCTATATTTGAGCCGACGATCAAGCAACTGGCGAAGACCGAGCGTGAGCTCTCCCGCGCCGAGAAGGAGTGGAAGAAGCAAGGCGGACAGCGGATCTGCACGATGGTCAACAAGACCGGCGCGGAGTACACGGCCAAGAGCCCGTACTGGACGGCGGTCGAGGACCTGCGCGCGACGGTGCAGGGACTTCGCAACCAGCTCGGTCTCACACCTACGGGTCTCAACAAGGCAAGAGCCAAGAGCGTCCCGATGGGCGGCACGAGCAAACTCGAGCAGCTGCTCTCTGAGGCGAAAAGCCACGCCGAACAACACGGCGCGCAGTATGCCCGCGAGGTCGACCGCTTTGTCGAGTCGGTCCTCTCCGGAGAAGCAGGGCTCTGCGAGGACGCAGTGCTCGCGTGCCGCCGGTACGTGTCAGACTTGGACACCGGCAAGTGGGAGTTCCGGGCAGAGCCTGCCAACGAGATTATCGCCATCATCGAGACGCTGATCTGCCACCAGCAGGGCGAGTTTCTGGACGCGACGCCGCTTCGCGGCACACCGTTCCTGCTCCTGCCGTACCACAAGTTCATTGTCTACAACATCATGGGGTTCTACCTCCCAGGCACGAAGATCCGCCGCTTTAAAGAAGCTGTGGACTTTATCCCCCGAAAGAATGTCAAAACGACGTTTGCGGCCGCCCTGGCCTTTGCCCTGGCACTCTACGAGAGGGCGTCCGGCTCAAAGGTGTACGAGGTCGGCGGCGCGCTCAAGCAGGCGCTCGAAGGCTTCGATTTCCTGAAATACAACTGCGCGCGCCTCGGCGTGACCGTGAAGGACGAGCCGGAAACGGGTCTTCGGATCATCGACAACAACATGGAACGATCGATCTCCGGAGACGTCGGCGACGGTATGATCTCCATCAACGCCCTGGCAGCCAACCCCGACAAGCAGGACTCCTTCAACTGCAACATCGTTATTGCCGACGAAGCGCACACCTACAAAAGCCCGCAGCAGTATCAGATTTTGAAAGACGCGACGAAGGCTTACACGAACAAGCTCGTAATCATCATCTCGTCCAACGGCCCCAACGCGCGCGGCTTCCTGCTCGGCCATCTGGAGCTCTGCCGGAAGATCCTTCGCGGCACCGTGACCGGCGACTACGCAGACACGATCTTCTGCTTTCTGTGCTCCGCGCCGACGAAGGAAAACGGCGATGTCGATCTTCTCGACCCGGCTGTATTGAAGGCGGCAAGCCCCGGCTGGGGCTACTCCATCCGCCCGCAGGACATGATCAACGACGCGGCCATCGCCGCCGAAAACCCGATGCTCCGGCCGGAATTTCTCAACAAGTCGCTCAACGTCACGACGAACGCCGTCAAGGCGTGGTTCGATATTCAGGAGTTCCGAAAGTCCGACGAAAAGTATAACTGGACAATCGAAGAGCTCGCGAAGCTTCCCATCCGCTGGTACGGCGGCGCTGACCTGTCCAAGATGCACGACCTGACGGCCTGCTGCCTCTTCGGGCACTACAAGGGCGTGGACATCATTATCCCGCATTGCTGGTTCCCGCGGCCGGTCGCGATGGTCAAGGCGACGCAGGATCAGATTCCGCTGTTCGGCTGGATGGAAGACGGCTGGCTGGACATGACGAACGACAAGGTGACGAACCACTCGGACGTTGTCCGCTGGTTCAAAAAGCGGCGCGCCGAGGGCTTCAAAATCCGCCGCGTCGGGCACGACCCGAAGTTCTGCCGCGAGTATTTTGTCGAGATGCAGAAGGAGCGCTTCCCCATCAAGGCGCAGATTCAGCGCTTCACGCTCAAATCCGAGGGCTTCCGGTACTTGGAGAAAAGTGCCAAGCAGGGCACGCTCTATTACCTGCACGCTGAGCCCTATGAGTACTGCGTGCAGAATGTTGCCGGCATTGAAAAGGCCGACGACATGGTGATGTATGAAAAAATCGCTCCAAACCTGCGCATTGACGTCTTTGACTGCTCTGTCTTTGCCGCCTGCGCATATCTGGAGGACCTGACCGCCAGCGCCAAGGGCGCAGGCTGGTATGAAGCAAGAGAGAAAGGCGGTGATGCCGTTTGAAAGTGAAAGTGCAGCGAAGGTCCGCGCAGGATCTGCCGCTGCAAAAATGGCTGATCGGCGCGGTCGATCAGGAGACGCTCGCCGTGCCGGGCTACCGGCGGCTGGTTGACAGTCCGGACGTGCTTGCCGCGGTCGGCGGGCTTGCCGACATCGTATCGAACGCGACCATTCAGCTCATGCAGAACACGCCGGACGGAGATGTCCGCGTGAGAAACGCGCTGTCGCGGTTCATGGACATCTCTCCATGGAGCCTCGGCACGCGGAAGGACCTCATCAGCGCCATCGTCTGGACGATGATGACGAGCGCGGACGGAACCGCCTTCTTCCTGCCGGTGACGCAGGACGGGCTGCTCCGCGATCTTGTCCCCATGCCGGGTGCGCAGGCACTGAGCCCCGACGAGGGCGCGACGGTCTATATCCAGTGGCGCGGCCGGCAGTATGACCCGCAGACGGTTTTGCAGTTCCGGCGCTGGGTTGACCCCAACTTCCCATGGCAGGGGCTAGGGCTTCGGATGAGCCTTCTCGACGTTGTCAACAGTCTCCGGCAGGAGCAGGCGACGAAAAAAGGCTTCATGTCAGACAAATGGAAGCCGAGCGTCATTGTAAAGGTCGACGCGCTGTCCGACGAGTTCGCAGGACCCGAAGGAAGACGCCGCCTGACCGACGAGTACATTACCGGAAGCGAAGCCGGCGCGCCGTGGATCATCCCGTCGGAACTGATGGAGGTGCAGCAGGTAAAGCCGCTGAGCCTTTCCGACCTTGCCATCAAGGACGGCGTGGAGCTCGACAAAAAGGCGGTCGCGGCGCTCATCGGCGTGACGCCTTACATGCTGGGCGCAGGCGCGTACTCCGACGCCGAGCACAACCACATGATCAAGACCACCGCGACGACGATCGCGAACATCATCTGCCAGGAGCTGACAAGAAAGCTTCTCTTCGCGTCCGACCTCTATTTCACGATGTCCACACGCCGGCTCTACAGCTACAGCACAAAAGAGCTTGCGGACGTCGCGTCGAGCCTCTATGTGCGCGGGCTTATGGACGGGAACGAGGTGCGCGACTGGGTCGGGCTCAGCCCGCGCGAGGGTCTTGGCGAGCTGGTCATTCTGGAGAACTACATTCCGCGCGGCATGATCGGCGAACAAAATAAGCTTACACAGGGAGGTGAAGACAATGGAGCTTGACAGGACGCTTCGGCAGGTGCGCTCGATCGCGCAGCCGTTTCGGACGCGCGAGGCAGACAGTGACCTCTACATTGAGGGGTATTTCGCGGTATTCAACTCCGAGTATCAGCTCTGGGAGGGCGCAACGGAGATGATTGCGCCGGGCGCGTTTACAAACTCGGTGTCCGGCGATGTGCGTGCGCTCATCAACCACGACACAAGCCTGGTCCTCGGCCGGGCGAAAGCCGGCACGCTGTCGCTCAAGCAGGACGAGCGCGGCCTCTGGGGCAGCATTCGCATCAACCGCGAGGACGGAGACGCGATGAACCTCTACGCGAGAGTCCAGCGCGGCGACGTTGACCAGTGCTCGTTCGGCTTTGCCATCAAGCGCGAGTCGTTTGAGGAGCTGGGCGGCGGCAAATACCGCTGGGTGATTGAGGAGGTAGATCCGCTCTATGAGGTCAGCGTCTGCACCTTCCCCGCTTACGAGGCGACCTCCGTCAGCGCACGGCGGCGGGACTTTGAGGAAATCGAAAAGCGCCGGCTGGAACGCTGGCGGGAAGAAATGAAGAAAAAGCTAGGAGGTAACCCATAATGGCATTGAGAGTACTGATGCTGCGAAGCCAGATCAACGCGCTTCAGCAGCAGCTTGCGCCGCTGACCGAGACGCGCGACGGCTTTGCCGCAAGAGAAGCGGAGCTGGAACGCGCCATTGGCGAAGCGACGACCGACGAAGAGCGCAGCGTCGTCTCCGCGGCGATCGACACGTTTGAGGCTGAGCGCAGCGCGAACGCCGCCGAGATTGCCCGCATTCAGGGCGAGATCGACGCGCGGAACGAAGAAATCCGGTCGCTGGAAGCCCAGCAGACCACGCCGCCTGCAAATCCGCCGGTGTCCAACTCTGACACCGGAAGCCAGAACAACCACGAAAGGAGCTTTGTACCCATGAACAACACCACCGAGCGCCGCTGGTTCGGCCTCACCTACGCTGAGCGCGACGCACTCATCCAGAGCGAACAGTCCCGCACCTTCCTCCAGAATGTTCGCCAGCTTCGCGCCCAGCAGAACAGCGCGACCGGCGCTGAACTGGGCATTCCGACGGAGTACATGCAGATCCTCCGCGATCTGACCTATACGAACTCCAAGCTGTGGAAATATGTCCACAGCGAGTCGATCAGAGGTCGCGCCCGCCAGAACATTGTTGGCACAGCGTCTGACGCCGTCTGGACGGAAATGCTCGCGAATATCAACGAAATCGTGCTCGATTTTACGCAGCTCGAGATGGACGGCTACATGCTGGCAGGCTACATGGCGATTTCCAACGCTGTGCTTCAGGATGACGCAGACCTTCAGCTGCTTACGAGCATCCTTACGGCAATGGGCGAAGCGAACGCCCGTGCGCTCGACAAAGCCATCGTCTACGGCACCGGCAAGAAAATGCCCGTCGGCTTCATTACCCGCCTCGCCGCGTCTTCCACGCCGGAATGGTGGAACAACGACCAGGGCGACTTCACCGATCTTCACACCAGCAACATCCTCAAGCTGGACATCGACTCGACTTCCGGCGCGGCGTTCTTCGGCACGCTGATCGAAGCGCTCGGCGTGGCAGACCCGAAGTATTCTGACGGGCGTGTGTTCTGGGTGATGAACCGCAAGACGCACATCCGCCTGATGGCGAAGGCTCTGGCTTTCGACTCTTCCGCAGCACTTGCCGCCGGCATCAACAACACCTTCCCCATCATCGGCGGCGACATCGTCGAGCTGGAATTTATGGCAGACAACGACATCGCGGGCGGTTTTGGCAGCCTGATGCGCATGTCTGAGCGCGAGGGCATGTCCATCGCATCGTCTGACATCCCGCTGTTCCTCCGGAACATGACCGTTTTCCGCAGCATCGGTCGCTATGACGGCAAGCCTGCTCGCGGCGAGGCATTCGTGCTTGTGAACTTCCACAACACGCAGCCGACGACCTCTATCTCCTTCGCGCCGGACCTTGCAAACGAAAAGCTTGGCACTCTGATCGTCACGACTGCTGCCGGCAGCGGCGCTACCGGTGACACCACTGTCACCGTCGCGGGCAACGGCTCCGGCGAGCTTATGTATCAGGTCGGCGGGCAGGCTGTGCCGGTCTCCAATGGCGAGCGGCTCGGCAAGGACTGGACGAAGCTGCCTACGAACAAGACCGTCAAGGGCACAACGACCGGTCAGACTGTGACTGTCGTCGAGGTCGATGGCGACGGTCGCGCGATCTCGGTCGGCTCCGGCAGCGTTACCGCGAAGGCTGGCTAAGAAAGGAGGCCCGGTGTATGTCGCTGGATGCGCAGCTCTCTTATTTGACAGTTGATCTCGGAATCCTGCGCTGCACCGAGGCGCAGGAGACCTACCTGCGGGGCATCCTCACGCAGGCGGCGGATTTTATCGCCACGCGCGGCATTGTGCTCCAGCCGGACTGTGACGCCGACGATATGCTCGCTGCGATGGTCGCGGGCTGGATGTATAAAGCGCGGGCAAACGCGGAAGAAAAGCAGCTGCCGACCTACCTGCGCCGGATGCTCAACAGCAAGCTTGCGCAGCAGAAGATGGGAGGCGGCGCAGAATGATCTACGACAAGGTGCTGACCGTCTGTGACCTTCTCCCCGCCTCGTCTCCGTTGCAGCGGCGGCTGCGCGTCGCGTCCAGCCATTACTACTGCGAGCGCGAGGTCTACGCTGCCCGATTTTATGCCGGGAAGCAAGCCGGTGTGCAGCTGACGCGCATGGTGAGCATCCCGCGCGTTTTCGGCGGCGAGGACATCCGCGCTGAGCAGTTCGCCGAGCTGGAGGATGGACATATCTACCGCATCGACCAGGCGCAGCGGGGCTATGACGCGGACGGCCTTCCGATCACGACGCTCTCGCTCGCAGAACCGGAGGGGAAATATGAAATACTCCAAGATTCAGACGGCGCTTGAAAGCGTCCTCCCCGGCGCTGTATATAAGGTCCAGGCGCCGGAAAAGACCGAGGACGGCACGCCGCTCACGCGCTACCTCGTCTGGACGCCGACCGGCGTGCGCAGCGTGAACGCAGACGGGATACCCTTTGCAACGGTCGGCCTGTGCGTCGTGACCGTTGCCACGCAGACGGAAGGCGACACTCTGACCGCAGAGGTGCTGCAAGCCTTGGCTAGCGCGCACATCGCCATTGGCCAGAGCGAGCAGTCTTTTGACCAGGAGACAATGACCTATTATTCTGACATCCCCTGCGAGGTGATCTGATGGCACAGCTTGAGGTTTTGCAGGCGCAGTCGGCGCTTTCCGAGGCAATCCGGCAGCTCAAAGAAAAGAACCTGTTTTCAGACGAGAACGCCGCGGCAATCCTCGCGCCCGGCGCGGAGCTGATGCTCGCGAACGCGAAATCGGCATTTCTTCAGAGCGGGCACAACAACACAAAGCCGCGCCGGACGGGCGACACCTTCAAAGCCTTTTACCGCGCACAGAAGGTGTTCAAGGACAAAAACGGCGCACCGTATATGTTTGTCTCGCTCGAAGGCAAGGACCGGCGCGGGCAGCGCTACGGCGCGAAGGCGTTTATCCTGAACTACGGGCGCAGGACCGGCGGCAAAATCCCGGCGGATTATTATCTTTCCAACGCGGTCAAGGCGACGCGTCCGCAGGCGAACCGGCTGATGGTTCAAAAAATCGAGGAAATTCTTAAAAAATAAGCCGGTGTCCAAGTCTGACACCGGAACTGACGCGATGAAAGGAGGCAGAACATGCCTGCATTTGATCTCAGATACCTGCAAGTTGCAGAATACAAAAAAGCATCCGCTGGAGGCACGGAATACGGCGACGCAATCTCGATGGGCGACGCGATGACAGTCGTGCTCGACCTGCGCTTTGCCGAGGGGCGGCTCTTTGCCGAGTCCACGCTCGCCGAGTACATGAAGAAGGCAACCGGCGGCACGGCGACGGCCGGCGTCAAGTACATCCCGACGGCGGCGCAGAAGCTCATGTTCAGGGCTTACGAAAAGCAGCGCACCGTATCCGGCATCTCGGGTTCGCCCGTCAAGAGCCTGACCTTCGGCAAGAAGTCGACCGGCCAGTATGTCGGCTGGAGCTTCTACGCGCCGGATATGATCGACGGCGTCGAGAAGTTCACGGCGGTCTTCGTCCGGAAGGTGCTCTTTGGCCCGCCCGCGACGAACTTCCAAACGCTCGGCGACAACATCACCTTCCAGACGCCGACGACATCCGGAGAGTTCCTGATTGACGATCTGGGAGATCTTCTGGAGGTCGCAACGCTTGACAGCGAAGCCGACGCCAAGGCGTGGTGCGACGCGGTGTTCACCACAGCCGCGACGGACGTAGCGGGGTGAGCAGATGGACGTAAGATTCAAGGAAGTTCCCTTCCACTTTGACGGCCAGGACTGGACGCTTCGCTGCAACATGTGGATTCTTGCAGATGTCCAGGAGGAAAACGGCGGAGACTTCTCCGCTATGATCTCCGGGAAGCATGAGATGAAGTCTGTTTTGCAGTTCCTCGCGGCTATGCTCAATTTTGACGCCAAGAAGCGCAGCATCCCGACACGCTACACGGCGTTTGACACTGGAAGCAAGCTCACCTTCCCGGAATACAAACGGATCTCCGGGCAGGTCATGGAGCTTGTCGTTGCCGCTGTGAAGGCGGACGATGCAGCCGGAGACGCTCCGGCAGACGAAAAAAACGCACAGACCAGCGAAGTGTGACTAACGGCATCAACTTCGCTTGGTATTTAAATATCTGGATGAATGTCCTTAAAAACGACGAGGCCGTTTTTTGGAGCAGGATGACACCGGCGCGGTGCATGGCTATCTACAGAGAGTATTTCTCCATGGCCGCACCGAGCCGGTGTGCGCGTCAAGCGCCGGTTGAACAGACTGCTCGCTTGTCGTTATCACAGTATCTGATGGGAGGTGGGTAAATGTCTGTTCCGGTTGCAAACCTGAAACTCAAACTGGATGGAGAGGCGGAGTACCGCGCAGCGCTCAGCAGCATTGACAAATCGTTCAAGGAGCTCAGCTCTGAAATGAACCTGCTTTCGGCGAAATTCGCGGAAAACGGAGACAGCGTGGAGGCACTGAGCGCGAAGAACGACGTTCTGAACAGGAAGGTCGAAACGCAGCAGCAGCGCGTCGACACGCTCAAAAAAGCGGTTGAGGAAGCGAAGCAGATTCAGGAGCAGGCAAACAAAGCCTTTGAGGGCGCTGCCGCTGCGCTCGACGCGGGAAGCGACGAATATAAGACGCTCGCATCACAGGTGCAGAAGGCGGCGGACCAGACCGCCGTCTGGCAGACCAAGCTAAACAACGCCGAAGCCGAGCTCTATAAGATGAAAGACGCGCTGGAAGAGAACAACGCCGAGCTCGACAAGGCGGGAGCCAGCGGCTCTAAATTCCAGCAGGCGATGGAGAAAATCAAGGACTCCGTCTCAAAGGCGAAAGAGGAAGGTACGGGCGCGAAGGGCGTCTTTGCCAACCTCAAGGAATCCTTTGCAGCCGGCAAGGGCGAAGCAGTCGGTCTGGGCGACGCGCTCGGCGGCGCGGCGGCTAAACTCGGCATTCAGCTTCCCGAGGGCGCCAGCAAGGCGCTGAACTCCCTCAACGGCATCAGCGCCGGAACGGCTGCGGTGGCCGGCGGCTTTGCGGCGGTCGCGGCTGCCATCGTCAAAACGGAGAAGGCGCTCATTGACATGACGAAGGAGGCGGCGGAGGGCGCGAAGGAGATCGAGACTTTTGCCTCCATCACAGGGCAGAGCGAGCAGCAGGTGCAGCAGATGCAGTACGCATCCGAGAAGCTCGGCGTATCGTATGATCGCGTGCGGGACTCGCTCAAGGAAATCACGAACAAAATGCAGGAAGCCGAGAACGGCTCGGCGGACACAGCTGCGGCATTTGATAAGTTGAAGGTCAGCCTACGTGGGCAAAACGGCGAGCTGCGAGACGCGCAGGACGTTTTTCTTGACGTCATCGACGCGCTCGGGAACGTCGAAAACCAGTCAGAGCGCGACGCGATTGCTATGGACCTCATGTCGGAGAGCGCGCAGGAGCTGAACCCGATGATCGAAGCCGGGCGCGAAACGATTCAGCAGTACGCACAGGCGGCAAGCGACATGGGCCTTGTGCTGGAGGAGGACGAGCTGAAGGCGCTGACCGAGGTGCAGAGCGCGTTCTACGATCTCGAGCAGCAGCAGAAGGCGACCAAAAACCAGCTGGCGGCGGAGTTCGCGCCGTATCTTACCTCGTTCTACAGTGACATGTCGGAGGCGACGCGCACGTTCGGGCAGACGCTGGAGGACAGCGGCATTGTGTCGGCGTTTGGATCGCTGCTGGAGTTTGTGGGCGAGCTGATCGACCCGACAAGCGTACTCGGGCAGACGACGCTTCCGATTCTGGAGGGCTCGCTTGAGGGCGTGGCGCTGGTGCTGGCAACCGTTGTGGACAGCCTTCGTGCCATCACAGGCTTGCTGGATGGTCTGGCGGACTGGATCGACACCGGAAGCACGCAGACGTGGAAGGACGCTTTCAGTTTTAAGGCAACGAACGCCGTGCTTGACATCTGGGATTCCAGCGGCTCTAATCCATCTCCCTCTCGCGGCGGCGGCAGCTTCAGCGGAGGCTTCGGCGGCGGAACGAGCGTGACGAATAACTATTACACGGTGAGCGGCGTGAACGTGAAGACGGTAAACCAGGTGGCGGACGCTGCGGAGAATTCCCGGCAGCATAACCGGAAGTACGGAGGATGATATGGGCGTAGGTGTTTTTGAGGGTACGCGCACAAGCGCGCACAGAAAGGTAACGCTAACAAGCGCACTGTTTAACCAGATCGACGAAATGAACCCCACGTTGTCGCACACGCCGTCCGGACCGACCGGCAGCCCTTACGCCATCACAAGAACATGGGCGCTGCTGCAGGGAACCCTTCGGGAGGGTCCGGAAAAAGCGCTTCTGTGCAAATTTTACAGTGATACCGGCGGAAAGTTACCCTTCGATAAAAAGTTCGTGCAATTCGATGCGGACAACGGCTGCAAGATCACGTTCAGCCCGACGCAGATTGACAACACGGGGCAGAACTCGCTGATCGAGCTGCAAACCGTGCAAACGGCGTATGACCCGTATAACGTAAACTACAACACCGCGCCAAACCGCGCAACCATCCGGCAGACGTTCGTTTCGTCGCTCATTGTTGGGCAGGAAATCACGCTGGCACCGGGTATCTGGTACGATGTCGGCTCGACTGCGAGCCTGCGCAACGCGCTGAACAACGGCATCTGCTTTGCCATCGGCGCGAGCGACCCAAGCCCAAAGAACAGCGCAGCCACATCATGGGGAACGAAAATATGGCTCAGTCTCAGCTCGATCAAGTTGACGGTAGAGGTCGCAGACTTCCAGCTGGGATTTACGAGCCTTGCACCGGACGCGGGGGCGTATGTTCAGCCGGACGCAGCGGCAACCATCACATGGGCGGTAGACATTCCAGACTCGCCGGACATGTACTTTAACGAAGCCCCCGCGCAGGCGTCGTTTGAAATCCAGTATTACACCAAGAGTGCAGGGACGACTTCTGCGACACGGACGCTTACCGGCACGACGGCTACCAGCGCGACAATCCCCGCCGCGCACATGACGGGGGCGGAGAGCCTGAGCTGGCGCATCCGGGTAACGTCGGATGACGGCATTGTGGGCAATTGGTCGGATTGGCGCACCTGCACGTGCGTCAACCAGACCGGCAAGGCGACAGCGTTAAGCCCGGACGGGGCGAACATCACGCCAAACGAAATCGTTTCGTTTTTGTGGGAACACAGCTCTGTTTCCGGCAGACCGCAGGCGGGCGCGCAGATTCAGATCAAGTACGCCGGGGCAAGCGACTACATCACGATCTACAACGGGCAGACGACGCTTCGGCGGGCGGCGATCTCGCTGGCGGGAACCAATCCGCAATCCGGGCAGGCGCAGTGGCGCGTACGGACGCAGGACGATCTCGGCGCATGGTCAGCGTGGTCGGAGCCTCTCTATGTTTACATCGTCGCGGCGGCGACGGCTCCATCGATCACGAGCGTTACAGCCGGGACGGCGCGCCCAACGGTAAGCTGGCAGAGCAGCAACCAGACGGGCTACCGGGTGATTATCCGAACGGTATACGGCACGGTTATATACGATTCCGGGGTATTACCCGGCGCGGAGCAGAGCTACAAAATCCCAAAGTATCTTCCGAACAACAATTACATTGCGGCGGTGACTGTTTGGAATGAATACGCCATCGAGAGTACGGAGGGGAGGCGGGCGTTTACCGTCGACGCCTCCGCCGCAGCGCCGGGGAAAGCAGAAATTATAATCGGGGACGCCGGGAACGGGTATGTATATATCGAAGCAACATACCTGCCAGAAGCGTCGCGGTTTCTGCTGCTGCGTGACGGCTTGGCGGTTGGCGAAATGCTTTATGAATCGTACACGTTTTATGATTACGGCGCGGGAATCGGCAGGCACAGCTACAGAATACGCTGCCTGAACGATAGCGGCTACTCCGACAGCGATCCGGTTTACAACACACAGGAAATCCAAAGCGGGCTGCTCATACTCGCGGAGAAGGCAGTAACGGAAGACGGCGCAGGCGCAATGATCGAGCTGCGCGTGAACCGAGACGCGCCGCCGGGGCATACGGACGATTTGGCACTGGAGGCGACGCAGCAGACATTTCAGGGGCGTTCGCTCCCCGTCACGGAATTTTCGGGGCGGCGGACGCACACGCACCGGCACACCTTCGCTATGCTCTCGCAGAGCGAAATGAAGGAGCTTATTTCCGCCATTCTGGAACAGAAAACGCTTTTGTACCGCGATCAATACGGCAAGCGGTATTTCTGCACATGCAGCACACTGCCGGTAAGCTATGATGAATTTTCTCAGAGTTTTACACTGGAGCTTGACGAGGTGGACTATAAGGAGGAGATTGAGTGATTGATCTGGCAACCGGAAGGTACACGGCGGCGGAGGTACAGCGGGCGCTTCACGCGGCGGGCGGCTCCCGGCGGGTGTGGTATAGGTTGGAGCGGCTGAACGCATACAAAATCAAGCTCGGGGAGCTGCGGATGGAGACGGGCAGCATTGAGCAGGACGCAAACGCGAGCATCATGCGCACGGGGCGATTTACCGTCCGCGACGAGGCGGGCGTCAACTGGCACGCGGAACTCCTGCGCCCGCTTTTCTGCCTCGAAATGCCGGACGGCGGAACGGCAGAGTATCCGCTCGGCGTGTTTTACATGCCGACGATCACAAAAAGCGGGTACAAGCACATCTACCGCGAGATTGAGGCGTACGACACCACGATGCTTTTGTGGGACGATCAGGTACCGGAGCGCTACAGCATCGCGCGCGGCACGAAGTACACAAGCGCGCTGAGCGGCATTTTTTCGAGCGTCGGCGTTCACGATGCGATTATCGAGCCGTCCGACTCCGTCACCGAGACGACGCTGGAGTGGGAGGCAGGCACGACGAAGGGAGAGATTGTAAGGCAGCTCATGGAGGCGGACAACTACGCGCCCTTGAGCGCGGATGCGTGGGGGCGCTGGGTGTGCCGGAAATACCGCGATCCGCGCTCGCGCTTCGCGGAGTACAGCTACAAGGCGGATGAAATGAGCGTGCTTCTTCCGGCGCAGACGCTGGTAGAGGACGTTTACGGGCTGCCAAACGTATTTATTGGCATCGTCTCCCGCCCAGATCGCACGCCGATGAGCTTTTCGTATGAAATCACGGATGCGACAAGCCCGCTGGCGGCGGTCAACCGGGGCGGGCGGAGAATCGCGGACACCAAGATTTACGACGACACCGCGTCGGCAATCGCGCTGGAGGCGGCAGTGAGGCGGCGCGCAGGGCGCGCTACGGCGTATTTATCGCAGTTGACGTTTGAGACTGCCGCCATGCCGCACCACGGCGCGGAGGATGTGCTGTGGCTCGAAGCGGGAGAGGTGCGCGGGAAGTATCTGGAAACAAAGTGGACGCTGCCGCTGGAACCGGGCAGCGGCATGACGCACGAGGCGCAGAAGGAGGACACGCTTTGATTCAGGATGATCTTTTTTTGAAGCAGAAGCAGGAAAAGCAAACTGTGCAGCTGGCTACCGTCTCCGAGGTATCAGACGACGGCGTGCGGCTGCTGATTGATGGAGAATCCGAGCCGAGCCAGATGCTTTGCCGGTATCTGGCGAGCTACACGCCGGAGGCGGGCGACCGGGTGTTTTTCCAGCGCATCGGCGGGGCGATGCTGGTACTCGGCAAAATCTCATAAAAAAGCCGCCCCAGATGGGGCGGCTCGGAGGGAATTATCGGGAGAGCTTATAGAGCATGTATTGGTTGAGGCTGACGCCCTCGACGTCCGCTTCTTCCTTCAGGAGCTTGTGCAGGCTTTTCGGGATGCGAAGGACAAGGCGACCGCTGAACCCGTCCAGCTCGCGCTTGAGCGCTTCGAGGCTGACGGTTGTACCGTCGTCCATCGCCTCTGCTTCGGCGAGAGACGCGGCTTCTTCCTCGCTCAGCGTTTCCGGCTCTCTGGCATTGATGGCGGCAAGGCGCGCGTCCAGCTCGGACGCGGTAAGATTCTTTTTCATGGCTGTTCCTCCTCAATATTTGATATTGGTGCGGGTGTTGATCTCGACGACGACAATCACGATCTCGCCTTGCACCCAGTCAAAGACGATGCGGTAATGGTCTATTTTGTACCGGTATCTTGCTTTGTATCCGCCGAGACGGACGATGTTTCCCTCAAGCCGGGAAATCTGGTCGAGCGCCTTATAGAGTTTCTTTCGCGTCTTTTCATCGACGCTTGCCAGATATTTTTGCGGCTGCTTTTTTAATTTGATTTCCATGCGTTTCTTCCCTCCTGCACTTATATGATACTACATATAGTATCATATGTCAAGGGGAATTTCGCGAAAGGAGCTGAAAATATGAGTCTAACAATTATGCAGGGCGACCAATACGCGATTCCGTTTGTGGGCAAGCTCAACGGGGCGCCGCTGGACCTGACGAAGATCGAGCAGATCGAGTTTGTCGTGGGTCCGCTGCGCAAGGTCTACCCAGGCGAGGTCACGACGGACGAGGACGGGACCTTCCTGTTTCCTCTGACACAGGAGGAAACCTTTGCCTTTAAGTCGTCCATGCTCTCCGGGCAGGTGCGCGTGAAGTTTACGGGCGCGACAAAGCCGGAGGTTATCGGCTTGCCGACGGGCTTTATCCGCGTGCTGGACTCTATGAGCCGGGAGGTGCTTTGATGGCAATTACGTTTGACGTGGGCAAAAAGCCCGCGGTCGAGTTTGACGTAGCGGGGGTGCGCGTCATTGAGGTCGGCACCGGAGGCAGCAAGCCCTATGAGGGCGTATACGACGTAACGCCGAAGACTTACGAGCCGGTGGTCCTGCCGACCAGAAACCGGCTTTTGTCCCGCGACGTGAACGTTGCAAAAATCCCGCAGTATGAAGTATCCAACGCCGCCGGTGGGCTGACGCTCATCATGGGCGACGAGTATATGAACAGTTAGGAGTGAGCATATGGCAAACAAGTATGTAAACAAACTGATCGTCGGCACGGATGTCAAGCTCGACCTGTCGGGCGACACCATTGTTGCGAGTGATCTCAAAAAGGGCGTCACCGCGCACGACAAGTCCGGCGCGCCGATCGTTGGCTCGAATGAGTTTGACGTAAACTCGCAGGACGCGACCGCCGCCGTGGCGGAGGTGCTCAAGGATAAGACATTTTACGCGCGAGGCTCGAAGCTGACCGGCACCATGCCGGATAACGGCGGCCAGACGCTGGACATTGCCGACAAGGACGAAGAACCTGCCATTCCGATGGGCTTCCACGACGGCTCCGGCAAGTCGCGCATCAAGCCCACAGAGAAGGCAAAGCTTATCCCCGGCAATATCAAGTCCGGCATTACCATTCTCGGCAATGTATACTCCACTGGTACCTCTAGCCAATCCGATGCAAACTATGACCGCGGCGTAGCCTTCGCATTCTGCTTCTAGGGGGATTGTGCATTATGGGAATGTTTTTAAGGCGTGGACCTGCGCCGCACAGAACGAGAATGTCTGATCTGGAAATTGGGCGCAGTATCAAACTGAACCTGAACGGCACTCCGTGGGACTGGCTGGTGGTGCATCAGGGGCTGCCATCAAGCATCTACGACGCAAGCTGCGACGGCACTTGGCTGTTGATGAAGGATATCTATGAGCAACGCTCATGGGACAGCGCCAATGCGAACAAGCTGGAAAGCAGCACCATTCACAGCTATCTGAACAGTGATTTTTTAAGCCTGTTCGATCACAACATCCAAAGTGCTATCAAGCAGGTAAAGATCCCGTACCGCCAGAACGGCGGTACTAACGGTACTGACCAGAGCGGTGCAAATGGATTGCCTGTAAAAGCTTTTCTACTATCTGGGTATGAAGTTGGCTTCACGACAAGCGACAGCATCTACTTCCCGGTAGATGGCGCGAAGCTGGATTACTTCACTGCAAGCTCTAGCGGCAATTCCAAGCGCATCGCAAACTTCAATGGCTCACCCTACGGCTGGTGGCTCCGCTCCCCGTACGACGGTAACGCACTCAGTGTGTGGTACGTCGACTCCTCCGGAAGCCGAAATCGACTCTCCTCATACACTTCATACGGTGTGCGAACCGCAATCATTCTCCCGAGTGACATGCTAGTCACTGATGACATGCTCGCAGCATAAGGAGGCACTATGTACATCATCACAAACGATCAAACATACAGCCGTGTAAGAATGTTAAACACATCCAGTTCTGTGCGCTTTGTCGGAGAATCCCTCCCTGCATTGGAAGAATTGACGGGGCTGATTATGGTTTTTTCCGAAAGTGGGTTTGAGCTGCGGGCGTTTGACCCGACCGATTATCTCCGGCAGGAAATCATTGCCGGGTCATGGCTGCTCACAAACGTTGCCGCTCCAATCCCGCAGCCAGTTGTTGCAACACCTGTTGCCTACGACCTTCTGCCATCCACGGCGAATATGGTGCGGATGTTGATGCGGGGCGAGAAACCAAAGACGGCAGATGAAATTATCATGTGCTCAGCACTCTACGACGAATGGATGCCGGGCAAACACGTTGTCGGAGACATTTTCTCTGTAGACGGAGACGTATGGGAATGTTTCCAGAACTACGACAATGCGGTTTACCCGGATATCAAGCCCGGAAATTCTGCATGGTATACGTTTAACAGGCCGTTCCACGGCACGTCACGCGAGACGGCGCGGAATTTCGTACACCCAACGGGCGCGCACGACGTGTACAAGGCAGGGGAATGGGCCGTGCAAGACGGTAAGTTCACCAAAGCTAACCAGGATACAGCCTATAGTCTCGCAGAATACCCGCAGGCGTGGGATGTGGAAGGATAACAGTTGCCCGAGGGCGAGAAAGGAGAACACATGGACACCAAGACCATCATCGTTACCCTCGTCTGCGCCGTGCTCGGCTCGTCCGCGCTGACGGCGGTCGTCAATGCCGCCGTCAGCGCGATACAGAAAAAGCGCGGCAAGGCCACGACGCAGGATACGCACCTTGCAGAGATCGACAAAAAGCTCGACAAGATGCAGACACATCAGAACGAGCAGTATCTCGCGATTCTCCGGCTGACCATCATGTCGGAGGAAATGCCAATGGCAGAGCGCCTGATCGCCGGAGAGAAGTATAAAAAGATGGGCGGGAACGGCGATGTGAAAAAATTCCTGCACCAGCTGGAGGCGCAGTGCGGACATAGCAATGGAATTCAGTAAAAAGTGGCTGATTTGCAGCGCGCTCGTCAGCCTCGCGCTCATCATCGCCTGCGCGGCAGGCGCAGACCTGACGGAGATCACGCTTGCGGTGCTGGCTGAAACAACAGCTTCCAGCGGATTCTATCTCTGGAAGGCCAAGAACGAGAACCGCGCGAAGTACGCGCAGAAGTACATGGATAAATGGGCCGAGAAATACGGCCCGGAAGCGGCAGCACGCATCGCGGAGATCGTGCTGAAAGATTGAAAGGAGCATACATATGGACTACACACAGATCATCTCGGCAGTAATCGCGCTCATCAGCGCGCTCGTTTCGGCATTTTTGATCCCGTGGATCAAAACCAAGATCGACGCTGATAAGCTGCAAACGCTTCGCACTTACGTTGAGATCGGCGTAAAGGCGGCGGAGCAGCTGTACACCGCGACGGACGGCGCGGCGAAAAAGGCGTATGTTGTGAACTTCCTCGCCGAGAAGGGCATTCAATTCGATGTGGAAACGATCGATAAGCTGATCGAGGCAGCCGTGCTGCAGCTGCACCACGAGCTGTACGGGAGTGAGCGGGTATGAGCATCAAGATCGGACAGGCCAGCCTCGGCGAGACCGGCGGCTGGAATCAGAAGCCCGGCAACCAGACCGGGCGGGAGCTCAATATCTCGTACTGGTACAATGGCCACTGGCTTGGCCTGCTGCGCTACAAAGACCCGAGAAAGGCCGAGAGAGCCGCCCAGACGTGCGAGGCGGCGATTAAAAACCGGAATATCGGCTACGATATGTCCGACCGGAACACAGCATATGAAGTCGCTAGAGCCGTGAACTGGGACGTGAGCAAGATCACAAAACCGGTCGAGACGGATTGTTCGGGGCTCCAGACGCTCTGCGCGGTAGCTGCCGGGTGCAAGGGCGTAGAAGAGCTCTACAGAAAGCAGGGCAACAGCTGCACAACCTACTGTATGCTCAACGATTGGCCGAAGACCGGCGATTTTGAGCTCCTGCACGGCGAGTACCTAACTTCGGACGCAAGGCTGCTGCGCGGCGACGTGCTGGTTTCCAGCGGCCACACGGTCATGGTGCTCGAGGACGGAAAACTTGGAGAGGAGGAACGCGAAGTGGTAGAAAAAAGTAAGATCATCGTCGACGGCAAGGAAGTCGCCGTGGAGCGCATCCTGAAGGACGGCACAAACTACGTCAAGGTGCGCGACCTCGCTGCCGCCCTTGATCTGGAAGTATCCAACAAGGGCAATATTGCCGTGCTGAATCACAAGTAAGCCGTCCGCCGCGCCTTCCCGGAAGGAGGGAAGCCATTGGCGAGCGCCAGAGTCCACATCCCAGAGGATCTATCCGGTTTGCTGCAAAGCGAGTGGGAGCGCGTCATACGCGAGGCCGGATACAGCAGGCAGGACGCCGAGATCGTGCGCCGCTACATCGTGGGCAAGTCCCCGCAGATCGACGTCGCCGTCGAGCTGTGCATGGAGCGGAGCACCCTGTCGAGGCGGCTGCCCGGGATTTATACGAGGGCGCGGCAGACAGCACGAAAACTGCATATGATATGAGATTCCCCGGTGCCAGAGACGGCACCGGGGCTTTTCGTATTTCACGCAACTTCACATTCCCGCACGCTCGTGCCACCCTTAAAAATCTGTGCGCCGGTACAATGGGAGCATAAGGAGGGACACAGGATGGCATACAACCCATACACCGGGCGCTGGGAGATGGACGGCGCGCAGCAGGTGCAGATGCAGCCCATGCCGCGACCGCAGCCGGCACAAATGCAAGTGCAGCCGCCAAAGCTCGGCGTGCTGACAGTAGCCAGCGAGGCAAGCATCAACAATTTGCAGATGCAGCCGAACGATAACGCGCTCGCGCTGCATGAAACGGAGAATTTGCTCTATTACATCCGGACAGACAGCATGGCGGCAAAAACCGTCGCACGGTTTCGCATTTTTCCGGAGCCGACCGAAGAAGAAAAGGCAGCAAACCAGTTACAGGAGCAGTTGAAGCAGATCGCGGAAGGCATGCAGAGCATGGCTTCTAGGCTTGAGAATTTGGAGGGAAAAGTAAATGCAAAATCCGATCATGGCACTGATGGGCGGAAACAGCGGAAACAAAGTGTTGAGCGGGCTGATGCAGACAGCAATGACGACGCTTAAAGGACAGAGTCCGCAGATGGTCCTGAGTTTCCTTGCCTCGCAGCCGGGGTTTAACGACTGGTTCGAGGCAAACAAAAACAAAACCGTGGGAGACCTCATAGGGCAGATCAAGTGATACCACGCGAAAGCGTTTATCAAATCTGACGGAAAGGAGGGACATCTATGGACAACAAGGACTATGGCTTCGGCGGCTGGGGCATTGTGATTCTCATTGCACTGTTTTTCCTGCTCTTTGCCGGACGCGGCTTCGGCGGCAGCGGCGAAAGCTCGCCTGCTACGCAGGCAGACGTGCAGCGCGCCACTGACTTTGCCGCGCTGGAACGCCAGAACAACGAGGGCGTGGCCGCAACGCGTCAGGGCGCGTACGACGTCACAAGCGCCGTCAAGGACAACGCCTACAACATCCTCGGCGAGCTGCGCGATTTGCAGTCCGTCACGGAGAGCGGCATCTCTGTGCAGCAGAAGTGCTGCTGCGACATCCTCCGCGCGATTGACGGAGTTAACTACAACGCCAGTATCAACGCTTGCGAGCTCAAGACGGCTATCCACGCCGAGGGCGAGGCGACCAGAACGCTCCTGCAGCAGCAGGAGAACCAGCGCCTGCGCGACGAACTCGCACAGAGCCGCGCCGCGAACAACGACTATATGCAGTCGCAGTACATCCTCGGCCAGCTGGGCAGGTACTACCAGAACCCGCCCTGCAATCCGTGCGGCTGCGGCGGCTGACGGATGGCCCAAACCTGATATAACTATCCGGGGCGATTGCCCCGTTTTTCATAATTTTGAAAGGAGACGAGTAAATGTCTTGTAGCGGAAACAAATCCTATCAGAAATCCTGCGTCCGGTATTTTAATAACAGCCCGCAGACGCTTGCAGCAAACGCTGCGACAGTGCTCACGCTTGCGGGCGCGAAGGTTGTCAACTCCGGAGAGTCCATTCAGGTCGAGCCTCAGAGCTACGACACCGTAAAAATTGGGCTCTATCACCTAGTAGCCGATGCGGTCATCACGTCGTCCGCGGCTGGCGAGCTCACATTGCAGTGGTACATGGACGGCGTCGCGCTGCCCTGCACGCTGCGCAAGGTAACGCTTCCGGCGACCGGAAACACCGAGATCCACACGGAGACGGAACTGGCGCTGCCCGGGTGCTGCTGCTGCGTGAACCACACCTTTACCCTCATTGCGACGACCGACTCGACGGCAGCGGGCAATGTGGTCGAGCTCTGCACCGGCCTGCTCAAGCTTGCTTAGCCTATGACGGACAAGATCAAAGCCTATAAGGCAAAGCTCTGCGAGGCGCTTGAGGCGTGTATGGCGGAGCCCGTGAGCTCCCGAAGCGTGGGCAGCTGCACCATGCTCATGGACGCGCTGTGCAAGGCGGATAAGATCACGATGGAGTCCGAAGCCTCCACGTTTACCGAGGACGACGCGCGGCGCTGGACAGAGCACATGGAAAATGACGACGGCTCGATGGGCGCGCACTGGACGCTCGAGCAGACCACGGCTGTGGCCAACAGCATCGGCGTGCACGTCGACCCGTGGATTTGGTTCGCGGCACTCAATATGGAGTACTCGGACAACTTCGACGTCGCGCAGAAATACGGCCTCGACCGGCCGGAATACTACGCAGACCTCGCGAAGGCGTTCCTATTTGACAAGGACGGCGGCGGCCCCGAGGCGAAAATCGCCGGGTATTATCACGGTATCGTAGAGCCGAGGCTCGAAAGAGATTGAACACAGTAAAAACACAGTAATCTGATTTTACATTGGTATTACTTTGGATTTATATGCTTCGAATCCCTCCCACTCCGCCATGATGAAAGCACCCGATAATTTGATTATCGGGTGCTTTTGTTTGTATATTTTCTGATTTTATCAGCCGAACACGGAACTTTATATCAAAAATGTTTTGTTTTCTGGCTTGCACCAGCATGGCAAAGCCTAGCATATCCTAGCGCCAAAATACACGCCTGCGAACACAGGATGAACACAGTAAATCAGGGTCAAAAGGACTTGCCCATTTTTGCGGCTGCATCGTCGATGGTATTATCCAAAATATCCGTGTAAATGTCCATCGTGGTCGAGAGCTGGGCGTGGCCGAGCAGCTGCTGGGCAGTTTTATAATCCACGCCTGCCTCGTGCAAAGCTGTCGCGTAGCCGTGCCGGATCTCATGCGGCGTGACGGTGACGCCGGTGCGCTTCTGGTAGTCCTCGTACTGCCGGGTGATCTTCCAGTCCGGCGTCGGGGTTTTGCCGCCGTCGTCAGAAAATATAAAACCGCGTTTTTTATCTGGCAGGGCAGCGGCCAGCGCGTCCAGCAGCGGCACGGATCGGATACCGGCCTCGGTCTTTGGCTCCTTGATCTCCGGTTTGGTGCTGACGGTGTAGACGCTGCGCTGGATACGGATGCGCTTTGCCTTGCGGTCGATGTCCTCGTACTTGAGCCCCTCCACCTCGCCGCGGCGACACCCAGTATAGTAGATCAAAAAGGCAAAGAGCCCAAAGTCGTCCGAAAGGCCGGCTTTTATTTTTTTTATTTGATCAGGGCTTGGCGCGCGGCGCTTTTTCTGCGGCAGGTTCTTGGGGAGCAGGACGGCCTCCGCCGGATTGTAGGCGATATAACCCTCGCGCTGGGCTTTGTTTAAGATCTGGCGGATGATCTGCCGCTGCGTGACGACGGTCTTTTTGGCGTAGGTCTTCGCAAACTGGTTGATATAGCGCTCAATATCCTTGGTCGTGATCGAGGCTACGTCCATCTTGCCGAATTCGGCCACGGCGCGCTCATAGGCCGGGTTATAGCCCCGGTGCGTATTTGCGGCCAGCGTCGGCTCGATCTCGTTCCACCAGGCGCGGGCGACGTTCTCAAAGGTTTCGGTCTTCCCGGCGGCCGCGTCGGCGCGATAGCTTTTGACTTTCTCCCAGACCTCGCGGTCGGTCTTGCCGCGGAAGGCCTTGCGCTTGCCGTTTATTTTGATGATCGTCTCATGCAGCCCATCCGGGCGCACGTAGTACTTGGGGATCGCCATACAAACCTCCCGTGTCAGACTTGGACACAGACGCGCAAGGCGGTGCGAATCCAGCCGAGGTTCGGGTTGCGCAGGTCGATAATCAGCGCAGCCAACGCCAGCGTCAAAACGGCACACAAAACAAAAATAATACCGGTTCGAACGCGAAGCCCACGCGCATAGACCCGCAGCATCTGATTCGCGTGCGCTAGTTCCTGCTGGATTTCGTCCGGCTGTTCCGGCTGTCCATGGCATTTGATTTCGTATACGTCATCAATGGACACATCCAGCGACTTGCAGATCGGCGCGGCAGTCTGAACATAGGTATTCTTTGTCTCGCCGCGCAGAAACTGCGCCACAGCGTTGACCGAAACGCCGGATTCGTCGGCAATGTCCTGGTATGTTTTGCGTGGGCGCAGATTTTGCCATTTTTCGCGGCAAACTTCCCATAGTTGCTTATCCAAAAAAACATCCCCCCTTGCAAGAACCATCTGTAATGGGTCATAAAAGCCTAGATCAACGGCTGGAAGGCTTATCCAAAAACTGATAGCATAGACTCACAGGCAGCTCCCACACTGCTTGCAGCAAACCAAAAGCCCCACCGCCGATGGCACGACGGTGGGGCGAGCAAACCAGCCCAACGCAGGTTTCTTCCCGCCGCGTTGAAATTGTCAGTTATAAACTTTAACTGCCCATCTTCCCTCTGCGTCGATCGTCATAATTGTCGCCTCTGGGTCAACGCGCACTGTGCCTTCGTAAGCATTAGTGGTATTCACAAGCAAATCGTACCCGCGACCGTAGGCTTTCACGGCAAAATGCGCCTCGCTGGAATTGCCGCGAATGTCTGCTTTTTTACAGTTACCCGGCAAAATCAAAACGTCATCGCCCGTTCCGTTGTAAGTCACACCGGCTTCCAGCACTGGGCAGGTGTAAATCGACATGATACGAACCGTCCAGTTATCCTCGCACTTGACTTCCAGATAGCGTGTGTTCTGCTCCGGGTCGAGGACGTAGCCCTCGTAGTGCTCCGTGGTGTTGACGAACAGCTCAGTCGACGCTCCGTTTGCGTCGTATCCTCTGACCGCGAAATGATGTGCGCCGGAATTGCCGCCAATTTCAAAATAATACAGCCCGTCAAACGGTGTAATCTCGAAATAATCATCGCCGTATCCGGAATAAGTAATCGGGTCTGGGATTGTCAGCTCCTCAGCCGCAGCCTCCGGCTCTGCCTGCGTCTGAGCGGCAGGCTGCCCCAGACCGGCTTGCCGGTCGAGCATTGTCCCGGCGAGCCCCGCAATCATCATGGCTGCGACCCACACCCACCAGCGATCGATCAGTTTCTTTGGCTTGCGGCGCTGCTCTGCCAGAACAGCGGCTGGATCGGGCGCTTTCAGCGCCTCGTCGTTATTAAGCTTGGTCGCAATTCCGCCAAAAAACAGCCATATGCCCAGCGCTGCAAAATAGAGCCCCATCGCCAGCATACGCCACAAAAACTCATCAAAAAGCGAGAACAGAGCCACAAAACCGCCGCCTGCAAAAAGAAGCCCGAAAATAACCTTTGGTTCCCAGGGACGCAAGGACACCTCGCCGCTCTGCTCCATAACATACCTCCACACGGAAAGTGTTGCATTGAACGCGATAGAAAAACGGTGTAAGATAAAAAGACACCAAATAGAAAGGACGCCGCAGCATGGAAAATGAAAAAGAAGAGCTGAAAGAGAAAATCGCATCCATGACCGACGAACAGTTTCAATGGTTCATAGCTCAAGTGCAGCGTTCGCTATCTTCAACAGTTTAGCCACCTGCTCCTCTGATAGCCGGTCGACCAACTCAATCATCTCGCGCCTTGTCTCGCTGGTAGTCCCAGCGAGACTCTTTTTTGTGTCCACATCCAACAACGCATCTGCGGTGGTGCCAAAAAGTATTGCCATTTGTGCGATAGCTTCAGGACTTGGAGTAGACTCCCCTCTTTCCCATTTCCCTACGGCTTGCGCCGAGACGAACAGCTTTTCAGCTACTTCACGCTGGCTTAAGCCGCTTTTTTCGCGCGCAGCTCGAAGATTTGACGAGAACATAGACATCACCTGAAAAAATAATACAACGAAAAGTTGCGCTTTGCAATAAAAAGGGCTTGACAGCAACTAAAAGTAGCGCTATAATGATGTCACAACTTAAGGTTGCGACAAAGGAGGTGGCAACAACGAAAGGATTAAAAGAACGTCGGATTATTGCTGGAATGACGCAGGCATCGCTCGCCGCCGTTATGAAGGTGAGCCCGCAGGCTGTTGGAAAGTGGGAACGCGGCGAAGGTTATCCCGCTGCATCGCAGCTGCCGGAGCTGGCGAAGGCGCTGAACTGCTCGATCGACGAGCTCTACCAGCCGCCAGAAGAATCGACTTAGAGAGGAGGAAGCAACGATGATCAAACTTGTCGCAGAACCGTACTGTAGCAAATGCCCGGATTTTGAGCCGAAGACCGACAAAGTAGGCGCCGAAATGTACGGCAACAGTTTTTTGACAGACACGGACACGGTCGTTTATTGCAAGTACCGCGAGCGCTGTGCAAGGATCGCGGAATGGCTCAGAAAGGGGCGGGGAGAAAATGCGTGAGACGGAAGGATACCGGCCGCAGCTGGAGCTTTTGACGGACATGTTTCCGGCACGGGCGGCGATTACGGTCACAGAATGTCAGGCGGTGCTGGGGCTTGACCGGCGGACGCTTTTGGCCGACCGGGAGTTCCCCGCGCGTAAGATCGGCAATAAGTACGCCATTCCGCTGACAGAACTCGCCCGTTGGCTGACACGAAGATCATAGCAGAGTATGCCCAGGCACACCATGAGAAATACCTGCCGAAATCAAAAGGCGGCTTGCAGACTTGCTGCCGGAATGGAGGACAACATGTCGAATATTTACCAGGCCGCGAGATTGCAGAAGGGCATCACCCAGGAACGCGCCGCAGACGCCATCCCTTGCTCCGTGCGGAGCTTGGCGGACTATGAGAGCGGCGTACGCATCCCGCCGTCGGAGACGGTCGTGCGGATGGCGGAAATTTACGACGCGCAGTATCTGTGCTATCAGCATCTGCGCCAGACAAGCGAGATCGCCCGCAGGCTTATCCCGGACGTGCGCGAGTGCGCGCTTCCCGAAGCGGTGCTGCGGCTGATCGATGAGATCTATGACTTTGCCGACGCGCGGGAGGACCGCCGCCTGATCGCGATTGCGAAGGACGGCACCATTGACGAGAACGAGCGCCCGGAGTTTGACCGGATCGTCTCGAAGCTCGCCGACATCATCCAGGCGGCGCTGGCAGTCACATACAACAACACAGGAGGATGATAATATGCGCAAATTTTACAAAGCCGCCGAGCGGTTCATGTGGTGCTCGGTATTTCTGGCAATCGCGGTGTTCCCGTTTCTGGCGGCGAACTACAGCATGATTTGAGGTGTTCGGCATGAAAAAGAGCGTAAAAAAATCCCGCACAGCCGCTGCGAACGACTGCACGGGACCGATGTCAAAGGACATCATGAAGGCATCTTTAGTTTATCACGGTTTGCTGCCAAATGCAAGTGTGGGGGAGGTGAAATTTTGGAGAATCCACAAGAATTCCGGGCTTTCTGGTCTGTCATCCCCGCAACCGTCTTAGACGATATGCAGCTGCCTGCCAACGCGAAGATCCTATACGGCTTTCTGTCCTCGCTTATGCAAAGAGAGGGCTACTGCTGGCCGTCAAACGCTCAGCTGGCCGAGGCAATGCACTGCTCTGAGGACGTCATCACGCGCTGGATCGCAGCGCTCGGCAAGGCCGGGCATATCAAGATCACGGTCGAGCCGAACCGCAAGACCGGCGGCAAGATACGACGCATCTTCCCGTCACTCCCCGAGCCTGTTTTGCAGGAGAATGCAGGTGGGTACTCGGATAAATATCCTAGTACGTACTCGGATAAAAATCCGAGGGTAGTCGGACAAAAATCCGAGTCATTATATATAGATGGAAAGAAAAAAGAAAAGAAAAAAAGAAATATAAAAGAAATGTCTGTCGGCGCTTCGCTTCTGGAACGGTGCGAGCCGCTTGGTTTCGAGGTCGTCTCCGCGATGCAGTCGTTTCTCATGATGCGCGCTGAGCTCAAGAAACCCATTCAGTCCGAGCGGTCAGCCACCATGCTCTGGAACAAGCTGCAAAGCCTGTCTGCCGGAGATGCGGCGTGCATGGCGCGGATGCTCAACAATTCGACCGAGCATCAGTGGCTGAGCGTGTACCGGCTCAAGGACGACGAGTACCCGCAGCCGCCGAAGCGCGAGGTTGACACACAGGGGGTGCGGTTTCTGTGAGCGACGAAAAGAAGCTGCTGGAAGCGCAGCAGGCGGTCCTCGGTTCGATGCTGATCGATGAAAAGACGGTCGGGCTTGTGCTTCAGGACGTGACCCCGGACGACTTCACAACCGGCGCTTACCGGCAGATCTTTCTTGCCTTCCGGGCACAGTTTGCAAGCGGCGCGGCGTGCGACCCCGTGACCGTCAACGCAAGGCTCGGCGGAAAGTATGACAGGCTCCTCATGGAGCTGATCGAGATCACGCCGACGAGCGCGAACGTCAAGAGCTACGTCGCCATTCTCAAGCAGGAGGCGAGAATTCACCGCTTGCAGGACGTCGCGCAGCGGATGCTGGAGGCAGAGGACGAGGATGCGCTGCGAGCGCTCATGAGCGAAGCGAACGCCCTGTCGGTCGAGCGCCCCGGTCTTCGTGTGGTCGGCATGGAGGACGCGCTCAGTAAGTTCTACGTCCGGCACGACCCAGACGCGAAGCCGGTGTACCTGGACTTCGGCATGGACGACATCAACGACAACGTCTACGCCGGCCGCGGGGACATGATCGTCATCGGCGGCTATCCGTCAGACGGAAAGACGAGCCTGGCACTTACGCTTGCCGTCCGGATGGCAAAGACGCAGCGCGTCGGGTTTTACAGCTACGAGACGGACGCAGACAAGCTCTTTGATCGCATTGTCGCGATGACCGCGCAGGTAGGGCTTCCGAAGCTCAAGCTGAACGCGATGAACGGAAACGACTGGGACGCGGTCGCGGCAGTCTCCGCAAGGCTCGGCGCGGTGAAACTGGAGCTGGTGGAGGCGTCGGGCATGACCGTCCAGGACATCCGGGCGCACAGCCTGTCCAAGCGCTACGACGTGATCTTCATCGACTACCTGCAAAAGATCAAGTCAGACATCACAGGCCGCGCGAGCGCCGACCAGTTTCAGGTCGTCTCGAAAATTTCGAGTGATCTCCAGCAATTCGGCCGACAGACCGGCACGCCCGTCATCGCGCTCTCCCAGCTCTCGCGCCCGGAGAAAACAAAGGCGGGCAAAATCCCGCCCCCGACGCTCTCGGCGCTGCGCTCGTCCGGTCAGATCGAGCAGGACGCGGACGTCGTTATGCTTCTCTACCGTGAAGAGCCGGACAACAGCCGCAGCCGCCGTATCCTGAACATCGCGAAAAACAAGGAGGGTGAGGCGAACATCGCGCTGATGCTGACCTTCGACGGTCAGACGCAGACCTTCCGCAAATCTGCCGCGCAAGCGCCGCTTCCTCCGCAGGACAAGCGTTGGCAGCCGTGCAACGACGATATTCCCGAGCAGTTCAAACTGCCGGACTAAAGGAGGACAACCCATGAAATGGTATGAAGTGGAAACGCTCCGTAAGCGCCATGGCCTATCTCAAGCGGCGCTTGCTGAGAAAATCGGGATATCCCAATCGGCGCTCGGGAACTACGAGCGAGGCACACGTGCCCCCGACAAAGATGTCATCGTGGCGCTGGCGAGATTTTTTGATGTCTCGTGCGATTTTCTTCTCGGATGCCCCGCCCATCCGGCAGCGCCGTTATGGGTGCCCCCCGCCGCCGCCGAATTTTTTCATACGCTCCCCCCTGACGAGCGACACGCAATAGCCGACCTCGCCATGCGAAAGCCGGACGCGCTTCGCAAATTGCTAATGGCTGCGGTCAATTTGCAAAAAAGATAAACAGTGAAAGGAAACACCATGAAGGCAATATCGATTTTAAACCTGAAAGGCGGCGTCGGGAAGACCGTGACCGCCGTGAATATGGCCTATATTTTGGCCGCCGACCACAAAAAGCGCGTGCTGCTTGCTGACTGCGACAGCCAGTGCAACGCCACCGAATTTTACGGTCTTGCCGGGCAGCAGCTTCCGGGCGTGGCTGACTATCTGCTGGGGACGGCAGAGCCGTATTATCCCGAAAATATCTCCGGGACGCCGTACAACGTGGACGTGCTGCCCGCGTCTGACGCGCTGATGGACTTAGACCTCTCGGCCATCGGAAGCCGCGTCAACGGCAGCTGCCTGAAAGACCTGTGCGATGTGCTTCGCGAGGACGATGCGTATGACTATGTGGTCTTTGACTGCCCGCCGGCCTTTAACGCGGCAAGCGCTGCGGCGCTTCTGGCCTCCGACGAGGTCATCATACCGATCAAGCTCGACGCGTTCAGCCTGCGCGGTTTGGCCAACGTCTCACGCCAGATTGACAACATGCACAAGATCAACCCCGCACTCAAGATCGCCGGGGCGCTTATCACCATGTGGCGCAACACGCCGGTCGTGCTGGAAGCGGAGGGAAGTCTCCGGGAGTGCGGCATCCTGCCGGTCTTTGAGCAGCACATCCGCCGCACCGACAAGATCGACGAGATGACCTTCGAGCGCAAGCCGATCACGGTCTACTCGCCGTACTCGGCAGCCGGATATGATTACCGGGCATTCGTGCAGGAGTACATCCAGCCGCCCGTGACCATGGACGAGATTCTGAGGGGGGGCTTTGGTGATGGCATTTGACGTTTCAAGCATTTTTGCCCAGCAGGTGCAGGCGGTGTCCAAATCTGACACCGGTCGGGAGCTCATGCAGGTCGACATTGACGATCTTGTTGGCAACGACGCGAACTTTTACGCGGTCGACGAAGATAAACTCGAAGACCTTAAAAACTCCATTGCGCTGTCCGGCATTATGGACCCGCCGACGGTCACGCGCACGGAGGATGGCAAGTACCGCCTTATTTCCGGCCACCGCCGCACGGCCGCGGTTCGGGCTTTGGTCGCAGAAGGGCGCGAGGATCTTCGCAAAGTGCCGGTCTTCGTCCGGAGCCCGAAGAGCGCAGCCATGGAGGAGCTGGAACTCATCATGGCAAACTCCACAGCACGCGTGCTGACAAGCGCGGAGATCAGCCAGGCGGCGCAGCGCGTCGAGCGGCTTCTCTACGACCTCAAGGAGCAGGGCGTGGAGTTCCCAGGCCGGATGCGCGATCATGTCGCGGAAGCCTGCAACGTCAGCAAGACAAAGCTCGCGAACCTCCACATGATTGAAGAAAACCTGATTCAGGATTTCAAGGCACAGTGGGCAGCAGGCAAACTCCCGGACGCGACAGCGTTGGAGCTTGCGCGGTGCGAGATCGCCTTGCAGATGCGCCTGCGTGACGCATTCGCCCGGACAAAGGAATTCCCAACGTCCGCCGGTATCGCGAAGGTGCGCGAACTGGCAGCAGCCGGCGCGCAGTGGCGGCCAAGCGCGTGTCTGCACTGCCCCGACCGCAAACTCTGCCCGAGCTCCCGCGACGACGCGGCGCTCCGGCATGACGCGCTTTGCCCCGCTTGGGGCGGTCAGTGCCTCGGTGCGAAATGCTGCATGGATTGCCCGTCCGGCGCAAACGCCAAGAGCTGGAACGCCTGCGACCAGATGTGCGCACGCGCCAAACAGTATCGAACCGACAAAAACGCCGACGAGAAACGGGAAGAGGAAACCGCGAAGGAAAATCAACAGCGCGTTTACCGGGTTGCCATCCAGCTCAAGGCGGCGCGGCTCGTGAAAGCCATCGACGCGGCCGGTCTCGCGGACGATGTAAAACTCGCTTTTGCGAATTATTCTGCGGATAAGACCGTCGAGAAAATCCGCGCTTACGCAAACGGGGACTTCGGCGACGATTATTTTTACGGAACGGACGTCCTCGACCCGGACGCGAAGCACGTGCCCGAGCTCTGCGAAAAGCTCAAGTGCTCGGCGGACTATCTGCTGGGGCTGACGGACGAACTTTCGCCGGGGTCCAAGCCTGACACGCTTTTATGGCGCACGGATACCGACTACCCGGACGGGCAGGTGTTGCTGCTGCTGGATATCGAGGGACGAAAAAACTACGATGTCGACACGGCCTTAGGCGGCGAGCTTTGTGTATATGACGCCGGACTTTTGACGGACAACGGACCGCACGTTCTGCGCTGGCTGCCTTTGCCGCCGGAAGAGGAGGGCTCTATATGAGCAGGCAGCTGTTCCGGCAATGTCCCGGCTGCGGCAATCTGTTCGCAACGTACAAGGGCAATCAGGTCTACTGCTGCCGGGAGTGCTACCTGCGGGCGAAAAATGAAAATTACGTCCCGGCGCAGTACCGCAAGAAGGAGGCCGTCCCGGTCCGCATCCGCGTACCGAAGCCGCTGCCGGTCTTCCCGGAATTCCAGCTCAAGCCTGGGAAGATCTACAAAGCACAAAAGCGCCAGTGCTGCGACGGCATTCGCGCAACTTACATTGTGACGCTCGACGAAAAGCACCGGACGATCGTCCGGCAGGAAGAATGTGAGGAGGTAGACCATGAGTAAAATCATCGCAAAGCCCGGCGCAGCATATGACGTGCTGCGGGCCACCAGTGCGGCGCAGATCGCAGCTGCCGCCCGTCTGAGCCAGCCGACCGTTTCGCGCGTCTTCCGCGGCGAGCCGTGCCAGATCAAGACCGCGAAGAAGCTCTGCCGGGCAATCGGCTGCGGCTTCTCGAACCTTTTTGAGCTCCGGAAAGGAGGCGGCGCGGATGAATAGCAATACCGTTTCCGCCATCGTCATCGCCGTCGAGTTTGCCCTCCGCGCGGTGTGCGTGTACGCCATTTTGCGCGTGACGCTGACGCTGTTTAGCATTCGCAAGGCCGAGAAACTTGAAAAAGAGCGCGACGCAGCGCTTACCTACGTCCCGGAAATCTGCCGGACGTGCGCCTGGGGCGCATCGTGCAAAAAAGGCGACCTATGCTGCCCCTGCCCGGAGTGGAAGTTCTGCGGGAAAACAATCGTGGAGGTGTTCGGCGATGACGACAAATGATCTTCTGGAAGCGCTGGCGCGCCTTCGCGTTGAGACCGGCTCCCTTGCCTGCTTCGGCTGCGGGTACGAGCACAATTGCAGCGTCCGCGGTTGTCAGATCCTGCGCGAGGCTGCGACTCAGCTTGAGCATTTTACCGCCGAGAACCGGGCGCTGCGCAACGTTTCGGCCTCGAAACCGGCGAAGCGTTTGCTGAATGCAAGAGTCACGTACCTGCGGGAGATGGTAAAAGAGCTGAACGCTCAGCGGGAAAAGGCCGAAGCCGAGAGGGACGCGCTGCTCGAGATTGCTAAAAATGGAAAAGATTGCGATACGTGCAAAAATTGTGCGGTATGCGTCAAGCCCGGGACAGACGTTGCGCACTGGTGCGATAGATGTGAGGAAAAATGCCGTTGTTACGGGTGCGGAGGCGACCACTGGGAATGGCGCGGATTGCCGGAAGAGCCGGAGGGAGGAGAAAAGGCATGAGCAAAATCAAAAAGGTAGGATTTGGGTATACGGTGCCGAAAGAACGGTACCAGGAAGCCGCGGAGAATATCCAAAAGCTTGGCGCTATGTACGCAGAGTATCTGCGGAAGAAAAATTTTGATGGGCTTGGAGCGCAAGATGCGCAAGAGCTCATGGCCGACATCCTGCTTGCCTGCACTGCGCTGCTCTATGTCGCAGAATTTGCGGCAGATAAATGCCATATGGTGCCGCTGCCGGGAAAGGATGGAAAAGCATGAAGATTTACATCGCCGGTAAAATCACGGGCGATCAGGGGTGTCAGGCGAAATTTCAAAGGGCGGCAGTGGGGTTGCGGATGTGTGGGAACATCGTGCTGAATCCGGCGGAGCTGCCGGAGGGGATGGAGGCTGCGGACTATATGCGCATTTGTATGGCGATGATCGACGTGGCGGACGCGGTTGTTTTCCTGCCGGACGCGAAGGACAGCGCAGGCGCGCGCCTTGAGAAAGCATATTGTGAATACGTCGGGAAGGAGTATGAGACATGGAACGACTAACATTTGAAGGAAACTTTTGTGACCTTGCGCAGTGCCGAGACTCGGCGTGCCGGCAGAGCGGCACCTGCACGCAGAAGCAGGTGTGGGAGCGGCTAAAGGCTTACGAAGATGCTGGATTATCCCCGCAGGCGTGCGCAGAGGCTCGTGAAATCGAGGAAACGCTTTCCGGCTGTGATTACTCCATCTCACGAATGGTGGAGCTGATGAAAGCCGACAAGGACGGGCGAGTTATTGTTCTACCTGCCAAAAAAGGAGATACACTGTATGCCGTGACTAGGTTTGGCATTGAAAAACGAGTTGTAAAAGAAATTGCAGCGCCATTTTTCTACAATAGTTACGAAAGTAGTGATAGGGCAGCGCTCCCAACCGCTATTAGAAATTTTGGCAAGACCGTATTTTTGAGCCGCGAAGAAGCCGAGAAGGCTTTGCAGGAAATGGAGGGCAAGTAGGATGGCGATTAAACGAATTTGCGACCGCTGCGGGGCAGAGATAAACCCCGAATCGTCTGCAACGTGTGTAAACATCCGCAAGTGGCGCCAACTGGACCAACCGGATATCGAGCTTTGCTGTGCATGCGCGATGCAGCTCAATGAGTGGATAAAACCGCTGGTAGAGGAGGGCAAGAAGGATGGCTAAGTGCATAACCAAAGCGCAGTTGAGACAACTCTATCAGGCTCAGCTCTTCGATAACGACGAATATCTGAGACTTTTAAAAGAGTTTGCAGGAATAGAATCCCGACCGACCACGGAGTACAACCACTACGACGAAAATGGCGAGTTTATTGGTAGCAGCGTGGACACCGATCTTTCTGACCTGCTGGACGAGGCTGGCGTGGAGGTGCGGGACGATGGCTGAACTGAAACCGTGCCCGTTTTGCGGCGGAGAGGCAGCGTTTTTTGGCACAACCTGTACGATAAAGTGTAAACAGTGCGGAGGGGCGTTTATCGCCACAAATCCCGTTGTGACAAGGATGGAAATCGCAGCTGCGTGGAACCGGAGGGTAAATGATGACTGATTATATCCGGCGCGAAGTGGAGTTCCGGGCAAAGGTGACTGAGACCAGCACCTGCACGTGCGCCGCCTGTCACAACGTCGGGCGCGTCGTAAAGCTCAAACTACCAAAAGCACTATACCGTGATGGAATTTTGCAGGCAGAATACAGCGAGTACTGGCTCTGCCTGAACTGCCGGGGATCGCTGGTACAGGCGCTTATGTGGCCAGACGCAGAAGAATGATAGGAGGTGACGACGATGGCTGATTATGTCCGACGTGGCAAGGTTGAATTTGAGCTTTGCGGCGGGAACCTGCCGGAAAAGTACAAGGCTTTTGTACGACGTGTGCTGAATGACAAAAACCTCGTGCCCGCCGCCGACGTTGCGGAGGTGGTGTTTGCACGGTGGGAAGAAGCAGACTGGTGCGAATACGACGCGCAGCGTTGCGAGACTATTCGATACCCGAAGGCAGCAATCGTCTGCACGAACTGCCGGTGCGCTTTCAAAAAGGATGCACTTTGGAGCAGGAACTATTGCCCCAACTGCGGGGCGAAGATGGATGGAGGTGTGCGGACGTGAGTGTGCTCGTAATTGTGTTGGTCGTGCTGCTGCTTCTGGCGGATTCCCTTATCTTTTTTATCATTGGGGCTGCTTACACAACCGGCAAGACTGTTAAAACGCTGCGCGATCGGGGCTGGACAATGATCCCGCCTAAAGATCAGGAGGAATACCGATGACGCGAAAACGATTTGTAAAACTCTACATGGGCAGGCTCGGCATGTCGCGTAATGGAGCAAACTGCATTGCCAGAAATCGCGATTTTGTGTATACACTCGCGCGAACCTCGTTGGCTATCAATACGGCAGCATCGGCCTTTAATGCGATGAGTGTTGCAATGGCCGACCTTGCGAGGGCGTTAGATGAAATACATTGATCAGCTGGACGCCGTGGGGCGGGCGGCGATGGAGATCGGCGTGGAGGCGGGTATGCAGAAAGTCTCCGACATGTTCCTCGCGGCGCTCGCGCAGGAGGGCTTCGGCGAAGAGCGGCTTTACCGTCTGGCGTGCCGCGTGTCCGAGTTGGACGCGGAATTTGACGGCGCATACGGCTGCGGTCCGGAGGCAGACTGGCTGCAAGAACGGCTGGACGCGATCTTGCGCAAGGCCTGCGGCGCGCACTTTGTCCCGTTCCGCGAGCGCAACCCGCATATCAGAGAATTCAATTACAAGAAGGTATCACCCCGGCGCAAGAAAAAATGATCTGGACTTGTGGCGCGGCCTGCTGCCATGACGGGCTGCGCGGGGAACGCCGGGAGGATATAAGGGGCCCGGGCTCCGGGCCCCGACGATAACATGATAAGGAGGCTATATGGTTTATCAGAAATTTGCAAAGGAAGAACTGTTTCGTAAAATGCAGAAAGTAAATTATTTGCGGTATGTTTGCCTGCCTTTGCCAAGTCTTGAGCAGATCAGGCACGGCGATCTCATTGTGTTTCAGGAGGTAGACCGAGGCCGGAACCAAACCGGGCGACTGACGGTTGCTGAGATCCTGTCCGCCGCGCTGGCAGAATCCGAGAACGGGCAGCGGATTGTTATGGAGCTGGAACTCAAGCATATGCAAGAAGGCGGTGACGCATGAGCTACCTTGTCTCAATGAAAACATCCGTCCTGTGCCGCGAATGCGTCTTCACAGAGCCACTTGCCAAACGACGAGGCAGAGCGCCGAAGAGCCTGCCGCAGACAACCATCCGCGAAAAGCTCAACATCCGGCACGCCTACGAGCGGCTTGCGTTTCTGATCGCCGCGAACTTCACGTATTCAGATTGGCTGCTGACGCTCACCTACGACGAGGAACACAAGCCGCCAAACACCTTCGCCGCACAGAAGCGGGTGAAGCTTTTTAACCGCCAGCTGCGCGAGAGCCGCAAAGCCTTCGGCCGACCTTACAAATATCTGTACACCACCGAAGGCCGGCACGGGGACAAGCGTCTGCACCACCACATCATCCTCAATCACTATCCCGGCGAGACGGAAGTGCTCCGCAAGCTCTGGCCGGATGGAGATATCAACTGGGAGCCCGTCGGCAAGCTCGGCTTTGTTGGCTTGGCGAAGTATCTGACTAAGGAGCCGATGCAGCACGGACGGGAGTATGTGGGCGACCGATTGTGGACGCCATCACGGAACCTTGAAAAACCACGCATCACTGTCGAAAAAGTCCCGGACAACTACCGGCCTGTGCCACCGAAAGAGGCCTTTGACGTAGAGCCCGAGGCGAAGGAAAACAAGTTCGGCAGCTATTATTATGTGGACTACAAACTTCCCTGGCGAAACAGGGAAAAGCGAAAGGCGTGAGCCTTTAATAACTTGGGTCTTTACTATATCTTACGAGAGGAGCGAACTTTTTTTGCAAAAACAGTTGCATACCGGACAGCCTTGTGCTAAACTTGATTTACAGGGAAACAAGATCGTTTGTCCGAAATGCGGGCACGCGACGCAGGTCAAGATTTTACCGACGACCGCGCTTGTTGATTTCCCTCTGTACTGCAAGCATTGCAGGCGCGAAACGATCGTGAATATGAGCCAGAACCAGAGCCAGTGCCGTCAGGCCAGAGCCAGAGTCAGCGCCGATTGATATCTCACAGTGTGGGAGTCGATCGGCGTTTTTGTTTTACATCCGAGGTGATAGCCGGACGGCAAGATGCCGAGTCTCCCATACCGGGAGGCTCGGCATTTTTTATTTGCCATGGATTACACAAGCAAACGTTGGAAACACTTACGCGCTCGCGTCCTTCGCGAGCAGCCGCTGTGCCAGGAGGCGCTGCGTTACGGCAGGCGCGAGCCTGCAACCGTTGCCCACCACGTCTACCCAGTCGAGGATTTCCCGGGCTGGCGCTTCTGCCGCTGGAATCTCATCGCGGTGAGCGCTGACGCGCACAACAGCTTTCACGACCGCGCGACCGGAAAGCTGACCGAGCGCGGTCTCGCCTGGCAGCGGCGGGTATCCCCCCCTCGAAACGCGCCGCCGCCGTTCTGACAAGGGCAC